GTTCTACGGGCTTGAGTGTGAGACTGCACCCACTCAGGCGAGCGTAGCTCGGCACGCACTACTTCCCGATGCCAATGTAGTATCTTATCCACTGCATTGGGTCAAATATTGTAGGTAGGGCCCTGCTCCCACAGTTTGATGTGAACTTTACTTTTTCAAACCTTTATAGGATGACGCATGTGGTCGCGCTGCAGAACCTACACTGTCTTGAGAAAGGGCACGGCTGTAAATCCGAGAGTTGTGTTGAGGGAACACATGGGAGCATTAAGTTCGGACACAGACATAAATGTGTCAATCTCGAGAGAGATGCTAAATCTTTGTTTATGAAGAATACTCATTACAAAAGTCAGGACAAGACTAAAAACCCGTCAAAGAAAGACGTACAAAAATGGCAAGGAAAAGCCAAACCCCGCTATGGAAAAAGTGAGCAGCACACTTCCAATGACGTAGATGCTGATGCTAGATGTGAATCTAATCACAACATCGTGTTTGGTAATGGATTGACGTATGACTTTATTGGTAGTTGCGTGAACAACGACTGTATAGTTGCAATGTTGTCTTCTGTAGATTTGTCAATGTTTGATTGTAAACAAGACGAAACTGATGAACCAGCACGAGTTCGTGATCGTATTAATGAAAGCAAAAATATCCTTATTCGGACTACGTTTTTTTTAGGCCGTAATATGGATTTTAGATCAAACTTCGAGTGTTGCGATACTTACTTTCCAACTTTCTTAAGTGGTATCGGCGAGGTGGTTGATTTTATTGATTTAAAACGGCCTGTTTTGGTCTTTGCTCGTTTCATCAATGCTAACAGTGAGTTAGATTGTATTCAAGTTTGTTTCACGGGTAAGGAAAGAGGTGAACAAGCTTATGACTATTTGTATGTGTGGACGACTCGTACTCGTCGAGCGGTTAAAGTACTCTGTCCCAGTTTGAGACGACATGATTGGTTTCAGGTCACCTCTGAGCCGGTTGAAGAAGAAGAAACTACTCAAAGTGAATCACAACAAACTTCGTCGGAAGCCCAGTTGGCCGAAGATGATGTTGTGAGTAATCACACTGCAAGCACTGTTAGTTATCATGCGGAGGGGGAAGTGATTCAACCTCCACCTCTTCCACAACCTAAGAGAAATTTGGGAATAATTGATGCATTTAATTATCTCATGTTTGATGGTGGGGGCTTTGAATGTGATGATGGTCCAGTTGTGGATCCCATCACAGCTATTGCTCCCGAGTTTGTGGAGAAGGATAATAATTTCCGTGGTTCTTTCTTTGAACACGTCAAAAATATCGTCACTTCTAGTGACGATTATTTGGTTGGAGAGCCAGTTTTTAGATCAAATTCACTCAAAGCCATACAATTGGCTTGCCGTGTTTCTTCGGAGAGGCATTACGTTCCAAGTGGTGACTTAAACAAGATCCAAGCAGCTTATTTGAGTGGTTTTCGAGGAACTAATCTAGTTACTGGTCAGTTGCATAATTGGTTGAAGGAGCTTGAAAAAGGCGAAATCACCAGTTTCTCTGGTCTTCATGAAAGTTTGTTGACGTATTGGGATCGACCTATAGAAATTATGTGTGATGATGATACAAGCAGGTTGCTTTTTGGAATGTCCATTTATGGTTATGGAATGCCTATTCGTGTTGGAGGTAGAGTCAAAGTCAATATACCACCTGGTTACCTTCGAGTGGCCTTACAATTGACTTATGCGACGGTGGCCGGAATGCGAGGGGATGGAGTTCTTAATGCGGCAATTGATATTGTTAAAAAGAGTTTGACACCTTTCTTCGTGGGGGACGCTACACTTATTACGGTAATTGTGGCAGCCATGAAGAGTCTCATTTTTGAATCTTTAAACTAGAAGTGGTCGCACGACCATGCGTCCGACTCATACTTGAGAAGGATGTAAAATTGCGAAATGATAGTCTACGAACCTATCGTCGTGCGACCTATGTACCAACAAAACAATATACAGTTAAACACTGGCTATTGAAAAACAATTTTGAAGTTTTTGATTCTGACATATCTACATTTGAAGTGGCGGTGGCTAAGAGGGTTTTGCAAGAAGTGCCGTCACCTCAAATGGACCATATTCTCTGGAAGAAAGCGAAGAAATTCCTCAAGAAGTTGCTCAGGAAGTTAAAATCTCCACTACTTACACTTCAGAAAGTCCGTGAGTATATCTTGAAGAATTATACAGGGAAGAAGCGTGAAAGGTATCTGAATGCCTTAGATAGTTTGTTATTAGATGATCTAGACGCCAGTGAAGCAAAGGTCAATGGTTTCACTAAACGTCAGAATGAAGATTTTTCTGACGGCGTCAAAGATCCTAGAGCAATACAGTATCGCTGTGACAGGTGGTTGGTGTTTTTCTTTGTTCTAAAGTCCATGGAACATGAGATTTACCATAGTCGTGGCCTAATTAACAAATTCGATTCAGAGTATGAAGTGTGTAAGTGCTTGACACCCAAGCAGAAAGCCATGGCCCTTTATGGCAAAGTTAAACAATTGAGAAATCCCGCCATCATACAATGGGATGGTAAACGTTGGGATGCTCATGTCAATTCAGCGGCTCTTAGGATGGAGCATAGTTTCTATGTAAACTTTGTGAAGTATCGAGGAGGTGACTGGAAGAGATTTGAGAAATTGTTGGAATGTCAGGTGCACAACGCAGTATCAGCGAGATGTCGCGACGGCTATCTAAAGTACAAAGTGGAAGGAAATAGAATGTCCGGTGATTGGAATACATCAATTGGCAATGTTTTGCTGATGCTAGCATTTGTAGTTTCCTCTTTGGAATATCTTGGAATCAAGGAGGAAGAGTGGAGGATATTAGACGACGGAGATGATTGTCTCTTAGTTATTGAAGAAGACAAAGCGTCGCTAGTATACGAAAAGTTGAGAGACTGTTTCTTGGTTTTTGGTCAGGAGTTAAAAGTGGATGAACCGATTGCGTGGAGAGATTACCATAAAGTCGAGTTTTGCCAGTCTAAGTTAATTCAGACTAGTCCAGGAGAGTATACTTTTGTTCGCAGTTTTGCGAAGGCTTTAGATTCCTACTTTAATTCGTATAAGTGGTTTCGTGAAAGTAAGTCAACAAATATGTTTTTATGTGCTATTGGATTGGGTGATGCTAATCTGTATTATGGAGTTCCTGTTCTTTGGGAGCTCGCTTATGCAGCATATAGAATGGGAGGAGAGTTAGCTGTATCTAATGAGGAAGTTCGTGAACTGGGGTTGTACAGGTTCAAGGATGTCGATTATGGGTATGATTGTTTGAAAAGACCAGAGGTCACCACTCAAGCTCGTTCTGAGTTTGAGAGAGCTTTTGGTCTGAGTTTTTCAGAACAGTTGAACCTTGAAGCTGACATTCGAAATCATCTTCATTGGTAACTCGTCATATTTGTGCGGTCGGTGGCTAGAAAACCTTAGCCAGCTGCTTTAAATCA